AAAAGTCGCTCTAGCACTGATGGGGAATAAATTCTTTCCATTTCTATTGTTTCTTTGGGGGTGTAGGGGATGACTTCTAGTTTGTTGCCCCCGAGAAGCTCCGCTGATTGCTTCTCATCTTTAAGGGTGAGTTTAACTAAGGCTTCGAAAGGTTTGGACCCAGTGTTTGTCACGAAATCCATCCAAACTCCCGTGTTCTTGTAAATCTTTACGGCGGTTTCATTGTCCCCGTCTCGATATACGGCTTGTGCCCTCCAGTGATCTCCACAGTCAATCAAATTATATCCTATCGACTCTAGAATGCCTTGGAAGTCTTCAGAACTGATCGAAATCTGGGATTGTTTCTTGGACTCCATTGTTATCTAACTCCTCCTCTCCATTAAGCATTCGAGCTATATCTCTTAAGTCTCCCCTTTCTACGATATTAAAATTATTAAATTCTAAGTTTATAGAATTTTTACGGAGGGCGTCTCCAATACTAACAGGCTCAACCGCACCAGCAATGTCGCTACCCAAGTGTCGAGATTTAACATTGATTAGTTTGTGGGTACCAAATCGGCCCCCTTCAGTCTCCATCTCGTCAGTGGTCTTGTTTCTTAAAATAAACATATGAGAACAAAATTGAGTAATACGATCTGAAAGAGAAACAATAGACTCGTCATCCACAATGTTCTGAGAGTTTCGGTTGTTGGTAATTCCATACCTGTTAGACTGAACAGAGGTAATCATTGGGATGATGGGATTGCCATCATGGAGAACCTCTTTCTGAACACATTTTTTGAACTTGTCCACCATTTCTCCCACCACTTGCCACTCTGACTTATTGGCGATGTTCTCGGAAGTTGTCTTTATATAATCAAAGGAGAACACCATCGGATTGCCGCGACCTACCCTAGCATAATAAAAACGCTTGAGGGTATTAACCATTGAGTCTACATCCATGCCGCCTACGTTATAATAATAGAATTTTAAATTCTTCACCTTAGGCCAAACAGCCCGAACTTTTTCCACTACCTCTTCGCCCGCTTGTCTCCATTTCCCGCTCTCTAATAAATGCATAGACACACCAGAGAGAGCCGCACACTGGCGCATGATAAGCTCTTCTTTGCTCATCTCGCCATTATCAAAATGGAGCACAGGGACATCATACTGTAAGCTCACCTTGGTGGAATAATCCATGCAAAATTGAGTTTTACCAACGCCAGAACGAGCAACAATCACAGTTATGTTACCAGCGCGAAGCAGAGAGCCGTAGATGTCGTTTACTTTGGGATGTGGACCCATCATGCCAAACTCAGTGAGGGGGTTATTGCCACGCTCCTCGACAAGAGCTTCCATCTCTTCGTAAATGTTTGCGGGAGTATCGTTACCAATCTCGTAGAGGTTAATCCGTGAGTTATAGGTGTTGTCAGCGGCCTCAATAATGGCTCGATAAGATGCCTCAGGAGGCATGTTCTTCATCTTCTTGGCGATATCCTGAGATGACTCTAAGATTTCGCGCCTAATGGAATACTTCTTTAATTCTTTTGCGGTTTTAAGAGTGTTCCCTTTCGGCACCTTCCGCAAAGCCAAGGACTTGATGTAATCAGAGGGATTTAAATTGTCTTCAAATGACAACCCAACATCATTAACCCTCTGGGCTATAATAACCTCATCAATCTCATCTCCTGCATCTATGGCTTGTTTAACAATCCTAAAAATAGTGGAGTGGAGGGAGCTTTGCTTGGAATAAAAATCCGAAGTGCCAATGAAATTGGATATCTCCGCTAAGGTGTCGGGCTCTTTAATCAAGCCTGCCAACAATTGTTTTTCTAATTCAAAATTATAAATCATCGCTCTTCGTCTCTCATTTCTCTCATCTCTGGAGGAATTGCCAAATGGTTTTCAAGGGCCTTCATTAGGGCAAACTCTGTCATGCCGCAATCAAATTTGCAATATATTAAAGGCTTACCATTTTCAGAAGAAACCGCCATTATTACCCCTTTATACTTGTCCACTCCTCCTGACAGCTCATAGATTTTTTCCACCATCTCCGAGGGGATGCAGAACTCTTCGTTCTCTTCTAGGTTCATAAATAAATGTCTTGTTTTTTAAATAGGGAAGCGATTATCTTGTCCTCTGGATAGACCTCTGCTAGCTTTATATCATTAGCATTACAGAAGTCAAGCTTCTTTTCATCTCTTTTGAGCTGCTCTCTATACTTGAAGCGATTCTTGTGAAAGAACTTAACATATTTAGTGTGTTGTGCCCCTTGAACTTCAACTGCTATCTTTTTGTTAGCATTATAAAAGTCTAAGGTAAGACGAGTACCAACAACCCTGAACTCTTCAAATACAATATCATTCTTCCAATATCGTCGTAGAAATTTCTTGACTTCAGTTTGGAACTTGCTCCGACTGGGCTTCTCCCAATTAATTAAATACTTCTTCGCGTTTTTCAGATTGCGTTGTTTGCCGTATAAATCAATAAACTTCATCCGCTTATCTGTTTCTTAAAATAATCTATTAAAAATAAACACAGATCCTTATCACCTTCGATAGTTTTAAAGAGATTATTATCGCCTTGAACTTTGTCGGGAAATTCAAAACCCTTATTATCAAGCAGCTCTTTAAAGTCTTCACTAGGCTTTATCCACGCGCCCTTCTTTTCTATCAATTCCCACGCATAGAGAAGCTCTATGATTTCCTTCTCCACCCATATAGAGGTGCCTCCTGCGCGACCATAACGAATAGGATAAGAAAGCACTGTATTAGTGTTTTCATGAGCGGATTTCTTAATAGTTACTTTTGCAAAATGTCCGATGATCGGATTCTTCTTTGCATCCATCGTCTTAAGGGAGGGATTTTGTAAAATTAAATCCCCCCTAAAGCGAGGCTCAAACTCCATAATGGTATTTGCATAATGCAATAAGGCATTTCCTCCCGTCGCGGTATTTTGGCGAATGGGAGCCTTGGAGTAAGGGTCGAGTTTAATATCAGCACGAACTTGACTAATAAAAATAGCCATGTGTCCGCGCTTACCTAGGGCGATGCTTGTTTTTTTGCAAAAGTTAGAAGCGATAACGGCACCCCCAGCCACCTTAGTGCTTTCTTCAAAATCCTTATCTAGGTCTGCTTTGCGGATCAAACCATCTACTGAATCTAAAACAAAACAATATTTGGTGTCCTCTTCATTATTGGTAATGAGCTGCCGAATTAACCCCATTGTTGTTTCGTAAATATTACTTTCAAAAACAAAGCAGGTGCCATCTGTCCACTCTTCAGGAGAAAACACGAACTTAACGCCAGAACGCTTTTGAACTTCTGGGCCTAGCCGACCTTCTGCCTTGACATACAGCCCCCGCGAATTTGGGAGTGACCCCAAAAAGTTTTTCATTACTTCTAGGGATTCAGATGTTTTGCCGCCTTCGTTTACGCCTGTAAAACGATGCAGCCCAGGTCCGAAGCCCCCCTCCAAAAGCATGTCAAATTGAAGCGACCCACTGGAGATTTTGTAATCTACGTTCTTTTCGTCATTAAAATGATCGCCCTTGTGGGCTTTTAAGAAATTGCTAAGGAGTTCTTCTGGGTCAATGCTCATCTAAAAAATCTTTTATTGTTTTCTGAGAAGGGGAAATGATTGCGTCTTCACCCGTTTTCTCGCCTATATCATAGGTCTCATACTTGGATAAATCAACTTTAAAATTGAAGGCTCTGAACTTTTCGTCCAGCGCATCCTTCAGCTTCGGACTGACAAGATAAGCAAGGGAGTCAAACTTTTTACCGAAGTTTACGATATCCATAAACTCTAGGGAATAGCGATCACAAAGATCGTTCAGTAGCTTCATCTCCCTAGCGAAAAACGGTCGCCTCCCCTTATCGGGAACTTCTATAAGACGGAAGATAATGTTGCGCTTGTTGGGGCCTTTGGACTTTGCCACTACCAAGTAATAATCGATGCAACATCCTTGTCAACCATTTTCTTGACGAGCTGCAAGAAGTTTGTTTTGGGCTCCCAACCTAATTCTTTGCGAGCTTTGGTTGAATCTCCCAAGAGTAAATTAACTTCTGCTGGCCTATAAAAATCTGGATTAATTTCCACAAAACACTCACTCCCGTGGAAATATTTTTCATCTTTTCCCTCCCCTTTCCATTGGCACTCGTTGCGATGAAAACCTACGAAATTAAATGCCTCCTCGACAAACGTCCTAATGGTATGCGTTTCGTTAGAAGAAAGAATATAATCTTTTGGATTTTCTCTATCTTGATTAAGCATCCTCCAGACACCGACTACAAAATCTTCGGCATCGCTCCAGTCTCTTTTCGCGTCTAGATTACCCAGCTGTAACGGGACGATTGGTTTACCAATTTCGTAATGCCCTAAAATTCTAGCCACGTTCTTAGTAATTTTACGAGTAACAAATTCTTCTCCACGCCGCACCCCCTCATGATTGAAAAGCCAGCCCTGAACTGCATAGAGACCGTAAGAGTCCCTATAGACTTTAACCAAATGTCTAGCAGCGCATTTAGAGGCTCCATACGGACTTCTGGGGCGCAACGGGTGGTCTTCAGTCTGTGGGGTAGTCACCACATCCCCGAACTCCTCAGAGCTACCTGCGTTGTAGTATCGACAATGAGGGCTATGCCTTCGAAGGGCTTCTAACTGATGAAGAACAGCCATACAATTTGTTTGCATGTGATTAAAAGGCATGTCCCAACTGCTCCCGACAAAAGAATTGGCAGCAAAATTAATAAAATAATCAGGCTTATGCTTTGCTATAACCTTTTCGGTATTTTGAGGATCAGAAACATCTAAATCGATTAGAAAAAACCTTGGGTTGTCCTTGAGGTGCTTAATATTTTTGTGGTTTTCGACACTTAACCGCCTAATTCCCCCTATAATGGTATGTTCTGTATTTGCGAGTAGATAGTCGGCCATGTGACTGCCATCCTGACCTGTTACTCCAGTGATTAATATTTTTTTCATGAGTTAATATACCAATTATATGTTTTTAATAATCCCTCTTCAAAAGAAGTGGTCGCCGTAAAGTTAAGCTCCTTTTTAGCCCGTGATGTATCTAGGCACCTTCTGGGCTGACCATTTGGCTTTGTGGGGTCGAACACCACTTCCCCCTTAAACCCTACCACATCGCGAATCATGTGGACAAGATCTTTAATCAAAATTTCTTTGCCCGTCCCGATATTGAGAGGTTCTGGAGAATTGTAGTTTTCAATTGCTAATGCAATAGCTTCAGCGCAATCCCCAGCATATAGAAATTCCCTAGAAGCTGAACCATCCCCCCACACTTTTATGTGGGAACTGTTGTTTTCTTTTCCCTCTATAAATTTTCGCAACAAAGCGGGAATCACATGCGAACTTTGGGGATCGAAGTCGTCATGCTCCCCATACATGTTAACGGGAATAAGGTGAATAAAATTGTCGCCATGTTGCTCGTTGAATGCTCGGCATCCAACTAAAAGATTTTTTTTAGCTATTCCGTAAGGAGCGTTTGTTTCTTCGGGATAGCCGTTCCAAATATCCTCTTCCTTAAATGGAACAGGGGTAAACTTGGGATAAGAACAAACACTTCCCAGTGTGATTAATTTTTTTATTTAAAATGGGAGGAGGCTCCTAATACGTTTAGGCCCATTAAGGAATTTTGCCAAAAGAAATCTGCGGGAGATTTTTGGTTAGCCCCAATCCCTCCGCAAACAGCAGCAAGATGGATAATTGTGTCAGGAGCAGTATCGGACACATAACCATATAGCTTCTCCCAATCCTTTACGTTCACCTCTGAGCTGCTCGGTAACAGCAGATTATAACTTTCTTTTAGTCTTTTAACTAAATGATGGCCGAGGAAACCTTTTGATCCTGTGATAAGTATTTTTTTCATAGTTGGTTCAAAAACACTTGGTCAAACTTAGCCATAACTTTCTCGGGGCTAAAGTCTTTATAGGCATTCCAGTCTTTTTGGGGTTCTTTGCGAAAATCTTTAAAGATATTCACCAGTTGCATCCCATTGCTATAATAAACTCCCTTGTCCTTAAGGGTGGCAATGTGATTTCTTTCGGGAGACCCATCAAAAGTTATGACAGGCTTATTGCAAAAAGAATACTCCGCACACGCCATGCCAAAAGACTCCCCTATGCCCCGAGCGTGAATCATGGCGTCTGCGGTGTTAATAAATTTTCTTTT